TTTTTGCAGTTAATGTACCAAAGACAGTATTACCGCCACCGCCACCTGTACCGCCACCAGCAGCATTACCTACTGAATAGCTTAGTACCTGTCCCGGTGTAACTGCATAAGCATGGTTCTGATAATAACCACCAGAGCCACCACCACCGTTACCATAATCTTGTCCACCACCGCCACCACCACCGCCACCAATCATACTAACAGTTATGGTGTAGACACCGTTAGGAACAGTAAAGCTACCGCTAGAGCCAGCAGAGTATTCTTGTGAGCCAGCAGTGTACAGTACAGACTTCCAAACACCTGCTTCTTTAATTAAAATATCAATACAGGCTTTCCAAGTACCGCCATCTTTAACGAAAGCCTCTTGTACTTGTTTCCATACACTAGCATCTTGTACATGGAGTGTCATTAGGAAACCCTATACCAAATATCACCATTAGAGCCACCAGAAGGTGCTGATGTGGATACTGTCCTAGCACCAGAACCATTAGTACCTAATGTAACAGAGTTGATAGTACCAGTTACACCAGCAAGGGTACCACCAGTAATAGCAACAGCACTAGCATTCTGTGTAGACATTGTACCTAAACCAGCTACAGCATTAGCAACAGCAGTAGTAGCAAAAGCAGTAGTGGCTACTTGAGTAGTATTAGTACCAGCAACTGCTGTAGGTGCTAAAGGCGTACCAGTCAGCGTTGGGGAGGCTGTATCCGCTTTGGTGTTGACAGCAGTAGCAATGTTATTATACTCTGTGTCAATCTCAGCACCTTTAATCTTCTTATCAGCACTACCAGAAGGTAGGCTGTCTTTAACAGCAAAGTTTGTAGACTTAACATAGTTACTCATGTTTATTCCTTAAATAATAGTCTTACCGGACACTACACCAAGATCAATCTTCTGGATACTTAGCGGATAACCAACAATGTCTGCTTCAAAACCTAATTGAATTACTTTACCAGAGCCACTAGCATTAGTAGCAATATTCTGTGCTGTTGTGTTGCCTGAATACTCGCCAATATTATACTCTGCAATATTATATTCAGAAGCAGTACCAAAGTTAGTTAGAGACAATGGCCTAGATTGGAAGTTAGTGCTATAGTCAAAACCAAACTTAATAACGAATGCTTGACCCTGACCACCATCAGCAATAACACCAATACGCTTTAGCATCTTTAGTGATGTAGGTGCGCCTAAGTCAAAGTAGTTAGTGAAGTAACGCATACGATAAGTATCGCCATTATCATCAAAGCCGTAATACCTACCAATACCGTTTACTTGACCCACTAACAATACTCTGTTCTCTGTAGAGCAGAAAGACTTATGCGTGACATTCTCCCATAGTGTCACCTTAGCACCACCGTTCTGTAGTGCTACACGCATATCAAAACAAACAACCTGCTTTAGTGTTGGTAATGTTAGTAGATAAAAAGCATCTCTTTCAAAATAGACTGATTTAATTCTACTAACATCCTCACCATCAACCCATGAGATCAGGTCATCACGGATATTGATAGACAGCTCTCGTAGCGGCATAGACTTCTCTTGAATGGTGCGTAATAGACTACGAACACCTGTCTTACTCAAGAAAATAATATCTGTACCGCTAGACTGTACAGTATCTCGTGCAATACAGCCTACACCTTTAATAACATCACTTAGAGCTAAACTATCTACATCATTAGCATTAGCATAGACAGCAATGTTATTCTTACAGAAGACAATCAGGAAGTTGTTGTGTACTGCTAGATTAACAATCTCATCATTGTTACCTACTACAGCACTAACATCCAAGACACCAGCACCAGCGCCAGTGTAGTCTGTACCATCCAGCAGAGCACTATAGAATACAGTAGTCTTATTGCCTGAAGTAACAGCAGCCCATGTACGACCATAGGCTGATACAACAACATTAGGATCGAAGGTAGCGGCGGTATAGCCTGTCGGTACAGAGCCTACATCACCTACACGACGATAAATGTCATTACCACTGTAGTCACTATAGACAAGTAATGGATGGCCTAATTGAGCACCGAAGGCATAACCAACAGCATTAGCACCTTGACCATAAGGTAATGCACACCACTGCCAGTTATTACCTGTAATGGTTACTGCTACATCAGCAGTGTTAGTAGCATTACGGATATTCTTAGCTGCTAATACAGTACCATCAGCAGAACTAAATAGCTTGTTATTACCAGAGCACAGATACTGATAATTACCATCTACATCCTTAAACTCAAATAGACTATCAATAGTAGAGCCAGTAGCCAGAGTACCTTGGTTAGTTGTAACAAGATCCCAACCACGCCTAGCACCAATTCTACCGAACTTATCAATGACACAATTAGCAGCAGTTAAGGCCCAACCGGAATCAAGAGTGATACCACTATCTTGAGTGTTGAGACCATTAAAGCCGGGAGCTACAATAGCGCCTGATAACAGCTTTGCTACCATTAGACAGCACCCCAAATAATTTCATCTTCACGATTACCGGAATCAATAGCAATGTAATCAGCCAGCATTAGACGGAAGCGTAGTTCTGCTGTTTGATTACCACCATCCAAGCCACGCTCTTCTACAGCACGAGACATAGCACCAGCAATAATAAGTTCTGATGGTAGGGATGTTTTGTCTGTATTATTAACCAGAGTTGCTTCTGGTACTACAGCATTAACTCGTAGTGCATAAACACCATTAGGTGGTGGATATAGATCCATCTGCATATCACCAGCGCTGCTAACACCGTTTAAGTTATAGTAAATAGGCTTATCGGCAACTACATTACTATTCTGATAAATAGTGTCAAACCACTTAGCAGTGTTATAAGTAATCTCTATATCATTAGTGTCATCATTAACACTTAAGATACGCATACGGGCACCAGAACCAACTAGAGTATAATTAAAGACATTCGCTTGAGTAGTGACTGTCAATGTAGTACGCAATGCAGACCAATTCCATGAATCTTCTACTTCACGCTTTGCGTCATTAACAAACTCACCAATTAGCGCACTATAGTCATTCTCATTGACTGTAGACACCTGTGGCTCTCTTAGGCGCTTTAGCACTTTATTGACAATATCTAAATACTGAGTAGCCATTTTATATACCTTTAATTATACATTTCAATAATACTACAGAATAGCTTAAAAGTCAAGCAATGTAACTACACTGTAATTGCTGTTGGTTCTGGGCCTGAAGCGGATAGGCTTGCTTTAGCGTTCTCTTCAAAAGTAGCAATAACACTAAAACTATTGGTAGGCTGATAAATAATAACTTCATCATCCGGCACTAATACGACATAACCACCCCAGATATGGAGATAGTTTTTAGCAGTAATGTCTTTATCCCTTAGGAAAGGAATAACAGTAGAATTTCGTTTAATACCGACAGAGATTGATTGTGTACCGTTGTCTAGGTTAGAGATATACAAAGTAATCATTGTAGATTCTACGCCTTCAGGACAAGTATACAGCTTCATATACTTACCTGTAGTGCCATTGAAGTTATATGAACTATCTACTAGAGTTGCTTTTGTTAGTGCTTTCATTTATATTTCCACCGTGCTTTGTTAGGACGCACATCAATATGTGTAAATGTATTAGATGATGCTAAACCATACTTATCAGGATACTTGTTTTCTAAGTAAGCAAGGACATCCTTTGGAGCAACATCTTTGACAATAATATCGGCAGCGATGCCTTTGGTGTGCATCGAAGTAGTAGCACCGCCTATTTGCTTATTGTAGGCTTCACACCTACAACCACTGGTTATAGTGGTAGCTGCATTAAAATGTTCACGAACATCATCAAGCACATACATTAACTCCACATCACACGCTGCAAAGCCACAGCCGCATTTACATTGGAATTCCTGTCTGTTGAAGTATTTACTTACCTTCATTTAGGCCAGCTATTAGAGAGCACTAACGAGTCAGTGGCGTGTCCGTCAGCTTTTGTTGCCATTGCTTCAAGAGAAGTTGTACACTCTCCGAATACGGTTGAGAGGGTTGTGGTGTAGTTGTTAAGGGCTTCTCTGGTAGCTGTGGACATTGCTGCTGCGGCTTCACGCTGTTGCTCGTGCAAGCGGATAAGTTCAGACCTAGCATTATCAGCAGCAACATTGTTGCGTTTGATTTGGTCATTAGCTTTGCGTAATGCTGCATCTTTAGTCCTTTGCATATCTACTGTCTGTTGCATTGCTACTTCAACCGCTGTAGCAGTCTCTGTTGCATTATCAGCAACCATCGTTGCTATTTTGGCATCATAACGCCAACCGTTAATAGTATAGCCAGCTAGGAAGCCTATAACAACACCAGCAGCAATAAAGTTAATGTTCATCTTTTTGCCATTTATCATCAATGGTTGCAAAGCCGATGTAGGCACCAACGACACCAGTGACAAAGACATAAAAGGCTCCTGCTACAGTACCTAGTTGAGTAGAATCAGTTGTTAGTAGTAATAGTGGAAATAACAAACCAGCAACTAATGCTGCCCATGCCATTCTCCTCCTATTCTTCCTTCTATCTAGCGTCTTGTCGGTGTTCATTTCAAGCAAACATCGTCATTATCTGTTGTACTTGTGGAATGACAACAGGGATATAGACAGGTACTAGGAATATAATCATTTGTCTACTTTAGTGCTAAGATGCTCGAAGAGTTGTTTGAGCATTTCCTTAATCTCACGGATATCCTCTTTGTAATCATTTCTACCAACATATTCCTTTGGTAAACTGATTTCAATCTCTTTAACATCCTGCTTTAGTTCTTGGACAGCATCCCAGATAGTCTTACCTAGCCAACCTAGTAGAGCCATAAAGCCACCAAAGACAAAGTTAAGAAAGGTTTGATCCATTTACATCCCTGATACAAAAGCTAGTAATCCACCAATCAATGTAGCAATAACATCCCATACATCCGGGGTATGCTTATCTTTGTTAATGTAATCGTAAATCTCTTTACCAGTAGCAGCAAGAAGCACCATAGCCAAACCAAACAATGGTGTAATAAAGTGACATACTGCGTAGATAAAAAGCCCAGCCACAATATGGCCGAGCTTGTCGCAGGGGATCTTACTGAGCAGATTCAGCAGGTTCATCCTTGGTCTCCAGTGCCTGTTTGAGCATGGCGAAGAAGGCATCACGACCTACCTGAAGCTGTTGCCGCTGGAAGTCTGTACTTGCCATCTTGCGATCAAGATCCACCACATGATCGAGCAGTACACGCTGTTCCTGCGTCATCTGTTCGATATCCCACTCAATTCCGTCTATCGTTACGATCTGGGGCTGTTTGTTTGCCATTTCGTTTTCCTTTCAAGTTTCCACCAAGAAGGGCTGGTGGCTTGCCCAATCACTCGTTTGCGCTGATAGCAGCGTTCAACGGAGCAAGGTCTTGGTCTTGCATGAAGTCTTTGGCGACCATGATCTTGAGGTGATCGACATTGCGCTTAACGCAGTCGGCCCATTCAGCATCATCCATGCCTTCGGGCTTGCCAGCGTTCAAGAGGTTCACCGAATCCATGGCGGCGCTGTAGTGCCGGGTGATTTCTTCAATAGAAGGGGTTTCGATTGCGGTAGGGGTTTCGTTGAGATCCATGATTAGTTTCCTTTCAGGGTTGCAAGTTCGGCTTTCACCGAGTCGAGTTCAGTCTTGAGTTCTTGGATAGCGTTAACCAAAACAGCCAACAGCGATTGATCGTTGAAGCGCAGTTTATCGGCATCTTCAGCATCTATGATAACTGGATTATTGCCCTCCAATTCCAATACATCTTGTGCTTTAAAACCATATCGAACAGGACCGTGTGCTTCGGTGCTTTCACGGTCTAACTTATAGCGATAAGCAGTCGGTTTTAACTGATTAACAAAAGCTAAACCATGTGGGACAGGTGCAAACTCAGTCTTATCACGAGCATCCGAAACAACAGTCCACGCCACTTGAATGTAGGCGTTGGTTACACCTGTTGAACCCATACAGAAGCGGTTATTTTCCGTTGTTGGGTTGAATACAGGTGCGTAAGAGCCTGCGCTATTTAGCGGGTTTAGTGCAGTATTACCAGAGCCTGTGGTGTTGTAATAGAGTGCATTTAACCCACTTGCTGTGTTGTTGTTACCTGTGGTGTTGTAATAGAGTGCTTGATAACCACTTGCTGTGTTGCTATTACCTGTGGTGTTTGCATAGAGTGCTTGATAACCACTTGCTGTGTTGTAGTTACCCGTGGTGTTGCTATAGAGCGCAGCGTAACCACTTGCTGTGTTCAAACTACCTGTGGTATTGCTATACCCCGCCTGATACCCCAAAGCAGTGTTGTAAGATGCGGTGGTGTTGGAGGCAAGCGCTTGCATACCAAGCGCCGTGTTATATGAGCCTGTTGTGTTATTTGCGCTTGCGCCAACACCTACAGCCGTGTTGTAACCTCCAGTTGTATTGGCGTACAAAGTAGCATTAGATACGCCATTCCATTGACCACCAACAGCCACATTTCCGCCACCAGTTGTGTTGTTATATAGCGAGGCCATGCCAATTGCAATAAGACCTGTACCTGTCGTATTGCTATACCCAGCCTGATAACCAACAGCAGTGTTGTTGGAGGCGGTGGTGTTGCTAAAGAGTGCTTGATAACCACTTGCTGTGTTACTACCACCTGTGGTGTTGCTAAAGAGTGCATACTTGCCACTTGCTGTGTTTTGACTACCTGTGGTGTTGCTATACCCAGCCTGCAAGCCGATCGCCGTATTATTATTGCCCGTAGTGTTATTGTAGAGCGTCTGAAAACCAACAGTAGTGTTATAAACACCCGTGGTGTTGGAATACCCAGAATACCATCCCAACGCAGTATTGCCATCACCGGTGGTATTGCTGTGCAATGAAGCAAACCCGACAGCGGTATTGTTCGAGGCGGTGTTGCTCATCAAAGCCATTGAACCAACAGCGGTCACCTGAATGCCCGTGGTACCCGACAGACTGGCGTTATAGCCAATAGCGGTGTTGGAGCCACCGGTTGTATTGTAATACCCCGCCTGATACCCCACAGCGGTGTTGCTGGAAGCGGTGGTGTTGTTAAAAAGGGATTGATTTCCGAGCGCGGTGTTATAGCTACCATTCGTCAGTTTGTTCAGCGCCGAATCACCAACTGCTGTATTCTCCGCGCCAGTGCCTGCGGTTGTTAGAGCGTAAGAGCCTACGGCGGTGTTATATCCATATCCTGTGTTTCCATATCCAGCAGCAATACCAACATATACAGAACGCGTACCCGCCGTATTGCTATACCCAGCCTGATAACCACTTGCTGTGTTGTAATTACCTGTGGTGTTGTAAAGGAGTGCATTTACACCACTTGCAGTGTTGTTGTTACCTGTGGTGTTGTAATAGAGTGCATTTAACCCACTTGCTGTGTTGTCAGACCCTGTGGTGTTGTAATAGAGCGCATTTACACCACTTGCTGTGTTGTAATTACCTGTGGTGTTGGATTGCAGTGCGCTCGAACCCACCGCAGTGTTGGTCGATACAGCACCACCACCACGGCCTACGGAAACACTATTAACGCTGAAAGTAGAACCATCAAAACTCAGCGCACTA